AAATGTCTTAGACATTGCTTCGAGTTTTGCAAGAAGATCTTTCTCCTTTTTTAACTCTTCTATACTGTCAAAACCAATCTTTTTGATCAATTCATCAACAGCTTCTTTTGTTACTTTTGCTGACTCATTGATCGGTTGATCTTTTGCAGTCATTGCAGAAAACTTTTTGATTGACTTCATTTTAGTTATTTTATTTTTTTTATATATCCATGTCTTAGTGAAAAGATATTCTATATTAGAATCTTATGTTCTGAACTTCAAATGGAAACTTTTCTTCTTTATATATTGTTCGCCTAGCAATACCGTGGCGGTAGATATAGTTAACCCAATCATGGTCTTCGGCTTTATATCTAAAATCATCTATAAAATCGTATATTTTAACTACGTCTTTGGATGCATGCTTTCTTAATCCTCTACCAATACTTTGTCTGATTATTACTTCAGATTTAAAACTTTCGGTAAAAAAGATATTATGTATATTTTTTATTGAAATACCTGTGGAAAAGGTACCATAAGATGCTACAATAATAACATCATCATTCTTTTCCATTCGGCTTTTAAATTCTTCTCTTATATCTACGTTAACAGAGCCATCTACATAGTAAACCTTCTTGTCTGTTATATGCCTTAATTTATTGTATAATTTTTCACCGTATGCAATTTTATGAAATAACACTAGTGAATTGGATGTTGACTTTTTAATTACTTGACAAACAAAATCTAGCCTCTTTTCACTTTGATTTATAAAATTTTGCTCTAGTCCGAATAATCTTTGTCTATCTTGTGGATTTTTAGATAGGAAAGAAAAAGATTCCTTTTGTTCATCCGTTGCATAATCCATGTGTAATTGTATAACTTTACAACTTGCAATAAAACCTTCATCTTGTAAATGTTTTGCTTTTACTTGAGTAACCAAAGGCCCCATCGCTGACATTAAACTCAATCTATTAACAGTTCCTTTTTTAGGAATAGTTCCACTTAAGCCAAATCTAAAATCACAATGCCAACATTTATCCATAATCTTTTGGATTGAATTTGCTTTTGCTTTATGTGTTTCATCTACGAAGACAGCATCAAATTGGCTAAAGTATTCCTCATCCTTTTTAACTAGAGATTGGTAAGTTCCAATAACTAGATTAGAACTCTTTCGTATTTTTACACCTGCATATATTTGCTGAGTCTTTAGTGGAACACCGCATTTATTGTATTCATCAAAATCCCCAGTAGCCTGTAAGACTAAATTTACATTAGGAACAATCATTAAGATCTTTTTCTTATTTAGTTTATCCATAAGATAAGCAACTACCATAAATGATATTAAAGTTTTACCAGCAGATGTTGCTAATTCTGCCAAACATCTTCTATACTTTAGTATTTTATATGCCGCGTCTATTTGATATTCTCTAGGTTTAAAATCTGGCTGTTTTTTAAAAATTTCAGTAACCCATAATCTAAAATCATCTTCTTTAATTTCAGTATCAAATATATCAGTTATATTATTTAAAGTAACTGGGAAATCATAATCTTTACAAATATCTAAAATTTCTTTCCATAAGCCAGCTGGAATTTTATTTCTTTTTACAAAAGATACATTGCCATCCCATACCCTCTTTTTAACCAAAGGGTGAAATCTCCACCCTTCAATTTTTTTAGTCAAGCTACTCTTTAGCTGCTCATACTCTAATTCAGTACATGCATCTATAACTAAAAACTTTTTATTTTCGGATAGGGATAAGTCCATTAATATTCTTTATCGTCTAGGTTAATTCTATTTCTTATTGCAAATGCTAGATTATCACAAGTCTTAATACATTCTTGGTAATAATCCATATGAGATTGTAACATTTCCATCTGTGTTCTTAAATGAGATAAGTCTGCCTTTATAAAAGCAACCTTTTCTCCACTTGTTAATTTAACATCATAGTCAATTGAATATTCTCTGTACTTAATTTTATAGTACCTATCATACGCAGCTTGTCTTTTATGTTTGGTTGTTTTAAAATCAGTAATTTTATCTAATAGTATTTGTCTATAAGATAACATGTTTACTTGACACTCAGATAAATTTCTAACTTCTTTTAGTAAACTAATCAAATGAGTTATCTTTTCTTTCCAATCATCTCTGTCTTTAGCTAATCTAGTTGCCAATTCTTCATTAGCATCACCAGTAGCAGAATCATTATATTCCATTAAAATATACCTTTATCATTATTAATCTTTTTAAAGCCCTTTACTTTAGGCTGAAACTTCTTTTTAGGTACTGGTATAGAAAAATTAGTTTTAACTTGAGATAATTCAGATTTACTAAATGTAGCAAATAATTTTATTCTCTTATTACTATTTTCCAAGTCTCTATAAAAGTCATCTACTTCTTCACTCACAAAATTATTATAATTTTTTAAACTCATCATATAAAAATAATATCTAATGAATCTTTTGTAAAATATTTATCCAAGTCACCTAAGCACCCAGATCTATTACTGTATTCCCATTTAACTAAATCATTTAAATCTTTAACCTTTCTTGATGGAATATCAAAATCTTTTAAAAACTTATCCCACATAAATACAGTTTGGCCACTTTTTAATTTATCAATCATTCTGGTTTTACCTTCCATATCATTATCAAAGAAATATCTTGCTGTAGGTATTTCATTAAATTCTATTATTTGTTTTTTTACACCGGTTAATCCAATTGAATTATTCATAAACATTGCATCAATAGGACCTTCAAATATAGAAAAGTCTCTAGCCATATCAACTGTTAAGATACCAAATAACATTGATATTTTATTTAAATTATCTAGCTCTTCTTCATTAACATTTAATTTTAACTTTAGCCTATCATAGATTCTTTCTATGTTCCATGTTTTGTATTTAGGACCACCGCTACCACCTAGGTCTCTAGTTTGAAATCCTAATATCTTACCTTCAGGTGTTAAATTAAAAACATACAGTTCTCTACGTCTTGGGTCAAAACCAAATCTTTCAGTTTTATGATGGAGCAACCTACTCTTTAAATACGGATATGCTTGGTAAGTTAAAGTATTAATTGGATAAACATTAAAACCTAAAGCTATTTCATCAAAGGTTAATGCTAATTGTTTTGCTTTATCAAATAAATAAAAATCTAAATTTTCGCCTAAAGAAAAATGTTTACGATTTTCCTTAATATAATTAATTACGTCAATTCTATCATCTCCTTCAAAGTTTTGATTATGCTCGGCTAAGAAAACATCTAAGGATGCATGAGCTGAACAATTATAACAGTGAAAGTATAAATCATTCCAATAAAGATTACCCCTCTTCTTTCTAACATTATCATGTGAATCCCCACAATAAGGGCATGCAAAATTTAGCCTACCTTTACTCTCCAGTAATCTTCTTTTTTCTGGATGAGTATGATTAGTATGAAGAACTCGGACCACCTTATCAATGATCCGAGCTTTCATTTCAGAAGATATTATTACTTCTGTTGCCATACTTATTAAAGATCTAAACCATTAATGAAATCATCAAAGTCATCTGCCTTTTCACCAGCCTTTGCAGGTTCAGCTTTAGGAGTTTCCTTCGTGTCAGTTGTTGCTTTAGTTGCAGCAGCCTCAGTTACCTTTGGGGTAGATGGTGCTGGTTTTGATCTTGTGATATTTTGAATTGAATCACCAGGAGATGTAAATTGAGATAATACATTCATTACCTTTCCTCTTACTACATCATCCCATGCTTTATAACCCCAGCTTGATAAATCAGGTGCAGTTTCTAATAAACCTAAAATTGATTTACGGCTTGCATCATCATTAGATACTGGTTCACCTTCAATTGTCATTGGTGATTTATTTCCATGAAATTTACTTGAGTCATAATTAGGAAATCCTGCTTTCTTTGAAATAACCAATTCAAAGTTTTTTCCTTCAAAAGGATCAAATACTTGAGTAGGTTCATCAAATTGTGGATTTAACTCCTCATCAATTTTAGTTTTGATTTTATAACCAAACTTCATGATTTTAACTTGCCCTTCAAGATCTCTGTTTTGTGGATCCTTTACGATTTGTACTAACGCATAGAATACTTCTCTACGCTTTAAACCTTCTGACATCTTTTTGTCTACTGCAGATTCAGAGTTTCTTAGTTTAAAAAACATATCCTGTACTGGACATTTTTCTCCAACTGTTGATGGTGAATCAGCATAAAAGCCGTTACCTTCTCTGTCTTCTAGCCAGTAAACATACTTGCGTTCGAATGGTTTTCTTGGGTTTTTAGCATTAGGTAGAAACCTAATTAAAGAACGGTAAGTTCCGTCCTGTCCTTGATCTGGTTTAGGTGAATAAAGATCACTACCCGCGGTAGATGGTCTTTCACCAGTGTCTAAATCTTTTACACTTACGTTAAAAATGTCGAATTCATTTGCCATGTTAATTGCCTTTTTTTGTTATTAATTTATTATTATTTAATTGATAACAAAGCTCTATGCCTAAACTACTTATTTTAATTGCCTATTTATTTTGCCTTGTTATCGCCAGTTTAAAAAGTACCAATACTTTATTGATTCCTTTGTTTATTATATATCCCCTAAGTCAGTTTGTTTCAGACTATTTGTACATTTTTATCTATTATTGCAGTTATATCACGTTCTCTTAAACTTAATATAGTTTCTCCTTTATATTTAATTTCAGTACCTGCTAAATCATGAAAAAGAACCTTTATTCCTATTTGAAAATCAGAATCCTCAACACCATCACCTATTCCAACAATTGTTCCAGAATATGGTGGTGCAAACATACCTTTCTTTTCTATTAAAATTATACTCCCTTTTCTTTCTGGTTGTTCATCTTTTTTTAAAAATATTCTATTTCCTAAAGGTTTTATCATTTTATTTTAATTTTTTTTGAGTAAAGCTGAAACAAAGTTAACATGTTGCAATATAATTTTTAACTATTCAGAGAAAGAAAAGTATCTAATTGTTAGCCTTTAGGGCTTTAAGTATAAAATAGGCATCAACGATGTCATCGATAGGTTTAGGTATTTTAATGCTGAAGTCTTTTCCTTGAGTCCATTTCCAAAGTTTAGTGCTCCTTAGGTTCTTATCATTAAGTACATCATCTTGGAATGCTTTAGCCATATAATGTTTATTAGCATTTCCTTTACCTGCTAACTTCTTTACATGAGATGGTTGAAATACAGATAAATTTTCTATAGAGTACTTATCTATTAATTCCTTTCTTAAAAATGTATTATATTGAATTATGTCTATAAATGAATTACCTTTGGAGCCATATGAAAATCCTTCTAGTGCAACTGCTACTTTATCACCTTCAAATAATGTTGAAAATATATTAACCATAAGTGAGCTAATATTTCCAGCATCCTCTAACTTCTGCCTCTCCCTAGGTAAAAACTCTTTACTTGTAACTTGTCTATTATAAGGAAATCCTAATAAAGCGTTATCATCCATTAATTCTTTATGTATACTAAATGCTTTAGGTATTTTTCTACCTTCTTCATCCCATATACGATTTCCGTAATTAAAAAAAGTTATAAAGTGATATTTACCATCGGCTGTTTCAACACAGGCACCTGGGCTATTTAATGAAAAGTCAATTCCTATATGAATCATTCTAATTATATTCTCTTGCCGATAACTGCACCTAGCGCAGCACCTACAAGACGTGAGGTTAATAAATCATAAAGAGCACCTTTAGTAACACCTAATACTTTAGCTACTGCTTTACCTATAGTCTTTCCTAATGCAAATCCAGTTAGACCACCAAATATACTTCCTAATAAACCTTCGTTGATTATTTCTTCAACACAGTCTTCTAAATTCTTACCTTCTTTTTGAGCCTCGAGAATTCTTTCAACTGCCATATCAATTGCAGCATCCTGTTCTTCTGTTAAATCATGAGATTCATTTAATAAATCTTGTATGTTTAAAGCTTCTTCTTTATTCTCAGTTAAATAATCGTTAAAGGTTTTCATTAGTGTTCTTTATTTGTTTATATATTAGCTTATGTTAACTGCTACATCTAAGATGTTATATCCGAATGTAACGTCAAAGGTTTGAAACTCTATAGTGTTACTTGAGAAGTTTAGATCCAATGCACCTATTTCTGTAATAAACATATCTTTAAGTTGAACTGTTACAAATACAGTACCATCAGCATCTAACATTTGTACACCAACCCCTTCTGGTAAATAAGGGTGCTTTCCGCTTAATTTATAATAATAATCAAACATCTCAACAGCCATCCAATAATTAACATACCCATCAAATGCTTGCATTGTAACAGTCATAGTCTTATCAAACAATTGTTGCTTTGGTAAACTAGATCTAAACGCACGTTGGTTACCTGGATAATCTACTTGTGTGACAGCATCAAATGAAGGCCCTGGTAAATTAAGAGACTGTATTCCATAATTCCAATAATCAATAGGTTCTTTGATTAGCCCACCTGGAATTCTTGTAAGAAACGGTTTATACTTACTAGCTATTTCTTCAGGTATAAAATTTCTGGGAAAGTCAAATTTAAACTGGTTATTTCTTGCGCTTAATATCATAATTTATTAATTTATCTTCGATTTCTTCCATATCTTCTATCAATAATATCTCGTATTCTGTCAAACTTATTTTCAAACTTATCACGAGTTTGAGTTACTCTAGTACTACCGATTGTATAATTTTGCAAGTTCTTAGCTGCTGATTTATAATACTGTACTTTTTTAGCTTTAGTTTGTGAGGTTACTGCTCTTGTTCTAATTGCACGTATTTGCTGTTTTCTAAGTTTATTTAAGTCTGCGTACTTTTGTGCAGCTTTTGCTTTCTGTATAATTGCTGCAATTTTTGAAGATTTTAAATCTTTACTTAATTCAGCCAATTCATCTGTTAGTTCATTATTATTATTTTGTAAATTTATAATAGTTGTTTCATCTTCTTCGGCTGATGTTATTAATTCTGCATTGTCTGCTTTAAGTTCTTCATTTTCATCTTGTAAGTTTGCTAATAATATACTATACTCTACACGCGCTTCTTCAATTTGCCTAGTAAGAGATATTCTATTAGCATCATCTACTGCTAACCAAATACCTTGATACAATACAGATTCATCTGATGTAGATCCATCACTAGGATCAACCATCTTAGTTGAAATATAAAAATTATTATTGTCTAAAGCTAATATCTTTTTGCTATCAGATCTAGTAATTCTAAATAATACCTGCCCTTGTGCTAAATCTACTTCGTCTACTTGTGTATGATTTAATATATCGACCTCATCTTTACTACCGATAAAATTTAAATATAGATCGCCTACATTGCTTAAGTCAATCGGAGTATCTTCATTATCCACTTCATCATACATAGTAAATAAAAAATAATCGTCAAATAGCGATATTCTAATCATACCGTCACCCTGTGGTAATGGCATTTCATTAACTGATAGATTAACAAATCTTTGGTAAAATTCCTTCTCAGTTTTGGTTAAAGATATATTAGTTCTTACACCACTAACTACCTGAGGAGTTTTAGCTTTTTTCTGAATTTCTTCTGCTTCGGATAATTTATTTTTCTTCGCGGCCATTAGTTTGTGTTATTGTTTGTATTTTAGCTGGAGAAATTGCAGCCTTTACTTTTATTCTATCTCTAAATGTTGTTACATAGCTTGTTTTTACAACTAACTTTTCAACTATTTGATCTGATGTTTCTGCCTCTGGTGCGGTTGATGCACCACCTGAGCCAACTACTATTTGCTTACCTGTGTCATTGTTAATTTGATTATAAACATTTGCTACAGTAGGCACAACACCTAAATTTATCTGTACCATTTGTCTTCCATATTTCTGAGTATCAAACGAAGTTAATCTAGCATTTTTAATGATCTGTGTAGCATCGGCTTTATTATATAGTCTTAATACATAATTAATAGAAAAAGAAACTGCAGTATTTGCATTTTTAATAATTGGCCTAAATAAAACAGGCTCATCAAAATCGCTATCTTGTGTCATTGCCTGAAAACTTGTTTGTGTAAAAACCTGCCCTACTTGTTCAGTAACACTAATCTCATGAAATACTACATACTGACCTCCTGATGAATTTAACTGTGCAATAAAATTACTAAACGTTGAACCTGTTACTTGTCCTGATAATTCAAAATAATCACCACTATCGGATTGTACTACTTGCGCATACAAGTTATCATAAATATCTCTACTTAAAATAGATACAGAATTAATTTCTTGCATCTCATAAAAGTTATATGCGTTTTCAGTTATAGTCTCATAAATTCCACTAGCTCTTAGTGTAATAGCAGGAGTTCCTATGAATCCTTGCCCTTCAGTTATTTTATAAGCTACACCGTTTGGCTGAGCTGCATTAAATAAATTATTCATAAAGAATAATGCAGGAACTCGCCATTCAATATATGTTGCATATAACCTATCTGCAATTAATAATGGATCTGGGTTAAAGGTAGGAGTATCAGATTTTAGAAAATTTATAGAGGCAAGATTTAGCATAACACCATCTCTCCTTGGTGCTAATGCTTCAAATACAATACCATCAAATCCTTCAAAACTAAATCCTGCTACAAAATGTACTCTTATTTTGTCATAGGCAACATCCAGCTGAGGTGTGAAGCTTTGTAAAAGATTAGCAGAATCTGTTAATTCTGGGCTGAAATCATTATAAGGAACTCCAATATCTGTATCTAAATAAACATATTGTGTTTTTTCTTTATTATTTGAAACTGCAGATATATCTCTATAATTCCCCATCACGGCAGAAACGCTATCTGTATTAAAGAAATAAGTTCCTTTAGTATTAGCATCCCTCATAAGCTCAATCGGGTAAGTAGCAGTATTAAACGTAGTCGGGGTTGCCTGACTAGTATATACATACTCTATAAGTATTTGCTCAGATATTTGTATAAACCTTGATGATTCCATTCTATTCTATTTATTTACCATTGTAAAAACTTTGGCGTGTAATTTAATCCAACTCCAACATAAGGAGTTACACCGTTACCGCTTAGCCCAACACCAAGTTGTAAACCTAATCCTAATGTTTTTCTATTTTGGTATTGTAAGTCTTTAAATGCTTTACTATTTTGATCAATTAATATACCCTCCGCGCTATTAAAAGTAGTGCCAGGATAATCTGTTGAAATGTTAACAAATAATTCCTTTGTTTTCGTATCTCTAGTTAAAGCAGCAGATAAAAATATATTTTGATTTAAATCTATCTTAGCATTACCAAAGTCTATATAAGTACCATCAATTTCATAAGGTACAAAAACACCTACTTCCCTAAAGCTTTTATCCCATGATGCCGTATCTGAAAAGGTTAAAGCAGAATTAAAATTTCCTACAACAGTATCAATAACAGTAACAGGTACTTCTACAATAACTTCTTTAATAACAGTCTGAGTCTTAATTACAGTTAAAGGCGGTTTTCCTTTTTCAAAATCTAATTTGTTTTCTACTTCTTCTAAGGTTAAACTCAATGCTCTTATTTCTGCTGCTGCATTACCATTTTTATCTATATAATTTTCAATAGTATCTAATGAAGCTTTCCAATTATTTTCAATTCTACTTGCTTCACCTTTAGCAACATCAGTAGCATTACACTGCCTAAGCAATAAAATAAAAAGTATAACAATACCACCAAACAAAAACATCCTAGTGTTCTTTGGGTCTGTTAGAATTCCAAGAATATTTTTAATAATTAAAATCATTTTATATACTTAAGTAACTTATTAGGTGTTACTTCAGCAGCACCATATTTTTTAGCAATTTTTTCAATAAACTTTTTTTCTTTACTTTTCATTAAATCTACTTCTTCAAATAGACCATCCCTTTTCTTAGCTAAACTTTTAATACTTTTTTGCATAAGATCAAGAGAAAGTTGAATTTCTCTGTATCTTCCTACAAAACCATTTAAATCTTTTATTTCTTTGTTTGTCATTTTATGTAAAAATTAAATTATTATTGTCCAATTTTAGTTGTTTTGTTTATTATGTACTAAATATGAATCTGCGTAATAAGTCTTATCACCGTCTAGTTCAAAGTTATATAATGTTTGGTTACTATCTCCATCATGTTCTTCTATGCTATTAATAATAATTGTTTTAGATTCAGTTATTATTTCATCACCAACTTTTAACATACTTACAATAAGATCTGAATTTTCTTCGGCTGTTTTAGAAGGGTCAATAGATTTCCATCCATCGGTAGACATAAATGGATGCTCAGATGTTACAAATGCAGTTCCACCATTAAATGAATACAACTTTCTAATTCCTAAAGTAGGTCTATCATAACTTAATACTTTATTTACACCTGATTGGCTTAATACTTCATCTCCAATTTTAACATCTTCAATATTCTTAATACTTCTATCAGACATTGTAACTTTTGTTCCTGCAATAAAACATGTACTTACTGTCGAATACCCAGCAGTCTGTATACCCTGAATCTGGAAGGTACTAGTAAAGTCATTTAATATTGCCCAGCCATGTTGGGTTCGCGTTGATACACCAGAAGGTGAATTATTAAGATTCGCGCCTTGTTGCTGTATGGTTTGCCCATCCCATATTAAATCAAGCATTCTAAAAATACCAGATCCATTAACAGCATCTCCTGCAGGACCTAATGATATTTCTTGGTATGCCGGTGTAACTAGAAACGGTGCGGTATTTACAGAATCCTCTTGCCACCATTGGGTGAAAGCGGCTGTTGAAGGTACCGCTAATCTATATTTTGGAAACCTAATTCTAATTGTTCCATTATTTACAAATGTTTGTGGGAACCCAGTAGATGGATTAATTTGAGACCATTGTAATGCTTGTTGATAAAATTTAACAGTTAACCTTTGGCCTGGGTAAGCTCCAATTGGAAAATTAAATGTATAGTCATAATTGGTATTACCTAGAGTCTGCCCTCCGCCTTCCCAATGGCCTAACCCAGGACCGAAATTTAAACTTATAAACGGTACATCTAATTGGGCAGTAGTTGGCATTCCGGCTGAAACTGTATTATTTGTTGGTGCAGTAGGACCATTGGTTTGATATGTATTCCATCCAAAACTTAATGGAGCGGCTGCACTTTGTGCACCTGGTGGGAGAACATTAAATGGATTGCTATTAATTGAAGTATTTAAAATGTTTGATCTTTTAAATACCATAGGTGTTGCTATTCCAATTTTTGCTGCGCTGGCATTAAAATAATCTTTATTATTAGCGCTGTTTCTTACACCAAACCCTAATGAATTATCCCATCTTTCATATCCTGCAGTAACCGGTGATACCGGTCCTTCTTGTCCTAAGTTAATTGCTAATAAGCCAGCACTAACACCTGATACTGATTGTGTACCACCGGTCCATGCTTGTAAAAATATACCTGGTGCATAATCAATATTGGCTGCTGTACCTGTTAATTCCATTATTGAATTTGCAGTTGATACTACCGTTTCAGGTTCTTTATATATAAGTGTATTATGAGAAGTTCCTGGATAAGTAATACCACTTAAACCAGTATCTGAAATTGTTTGTTTTCCTACAAACCTAGTAAACGGTTGTGGGTTTGTAATAGTACCTGTTTGGTCAATAACTATACTAGGTGCTTCTAATGAAGTTAAGGCCGAATTCTTTAATACTATTAGTCTTCTACCCTGTATTCTAACATCACCACCATTCACTGTTGAAAGGTTTGAAATTATAATGGTACTGGTAGCGGTGGTGCTATTTTGGTTTAAAGAAATAGCACCACCTGAAGTATTTACTCGCCATGCACCAGTTGTAGTTGCATTAGTAATTGCTCCTGTTGGGTTACTCCCATTTACCGTTGATAATAGTATCGATCCACCACTCATTAAGTGTATTGGTTGGTTAACTGATGTTACAAGATTAATCTTTCCTGCTTGCACTTGAAATTCACCAACTCTTGCAGTTGTGGATACATCAGTAAAACCTGCACCCATCTCCAAAAGTGAAGAACCTGAGGTTCCTGAAGTTGAAACGGCAAATTTATTACCACCTGCATTAGATCCATTTCCTACATTTATTGAAAAGTTCGAATTTTCTGTACCTACTAGCTGAGAATTATTAGTTCCTGTTTGAAATGAAATTTCTTTACCTGCTGTATACACGTGGCTACGGTTAGGAACATTTAATTCAAATCCAATTAAGTCGGTTTGTTGTGTTGGTGTAGTTGCTACCTTTGGTACATCTAATACTAATTTATCATCTGTGCCAATAAAAATACCACTTAATTGTCCAATTGAGTTTTGCTCAAATTTATCATTATTACCTGCTGCATTACCTCCATGAAATATTATTCCTCTTGCAGAAGAATCTTTTTGATGAATCATTAATGATGCAGTTGTAGAAATTAATGTTGTGGCTATAGTATCTGGTATTACGTATGCAGCAGTAAGTGGAATTCCTGTAAGTTGCTGTGTATTAGAAACTACACCACCTATCATAACAGACGGTACTCCTTCATTACCACCAGCACCTGTTGTTGCACCATTACCTAAACCAATAGGGCCATTATATCTTGCGGTTTGCTTAGTTATCTGGACCGGTCCACCAAATTCTTTTCCAAAACCTCCACTTGCACCCTGCGGTCCAACAGGGCCTAGGATATTAATACCAGTATTAGTCCAAGTTAATCCAGTGTATTCCCAAACATCACCGTCTCCTGCTGAAGGTGGTGTAGTTCCGCTATCTTGTAAATAATAATCACTCGTTAATGGATTTGCAGTAGGGGCAGTAACATTTGGATTATCTGTACCATCATACCATGTGGTTCCTTTTTCCCCTCTACCACCAGCAGGTCCAACTGGTCCTATGGCGCCAGCTGGCCCAAGTGGCCCTCCACCATTAAGTAACAATTGGTCGAAATTAAAATTTGTTTTATCGACTAGCTGTGAAATAGTATCCGATGCTATTATTTCTTTTATAGTGATTGGCATTTCTTTTCTATTATTTTTTAACTATAGTGACACTGAAACCAAATGATTCAGAGAAACCTGTTCTTTTATTATATATTAGCTTTAAATCAAATAGGTTTGTATTTAAAGTTTTTGATGATACATTACTATTAATAGTTAATCCATTATTAATTTTTTCTGCATCAGTTAACTCAGCGGTAGTAAAAGTAGATGGTTCTTTAATTCTACTTGCTAATGTATAAAAATCTACTCTTTCTACTTTATAGAGTTTTAATATGTTTTCTTTTATGTACTGATTAACATCATCATCAAGAGTTTCTAAATCACCAAACCCATAAGCCTCGTTAACATATTTTAAAAATTGATTTTTAATAGGAGTAAATAAATATTCCATTAATCTTTTTTGATTAAATAAATAAAATGAAACTACCGGAGCTGATGGTTTTTTACTAATAGCTCGCCTAGTAGCAACTCCCTCAGATTGTATAATTCTTTGGTTAACTGTTACTGATGCTTGGTCTTGATACATAAATGTAGCATCTATTAAATCAGGTTGTCTAATTGCAGCCTTTACAAAAGGGCTTGGTTTAAACGTGTCTAAAATAATTCTTTCTGGCACTTTTAAATATTTAGAACCAAAAAATGATTTTCTTTCAAACATAGATCTAGTTCCAATAATTTTTTCTGTTTGGGATTTATCAATACTCTTAGTAAAATATGAAGGTTCCCAATTAGAAGAAAATGCATAAAAGTTTTTGTAATCAATTCCTATTTCATTAATTAATGGATATAAACTAGGGAATGCACTTTCTCTTGATAACTCTAAAACGGTAGATGGGTCTTCCTCATTTACTTTATGATAAAAGAAATTTTGTATTTGTCCAAATTTTGGATCATTACTATTGAATTGAGAATTTTTATATTTACATAATTCCATTACTTTTAATTTATAATCCTCATCATCAATTCCACCTGTTACATCAAAATCTATATTTTGGTAAGGATCTCTAAATGAAAGCAAAGGCAATGCATAAGGAGAATAGTAGCCAGCATGTCTAGCTATAGGTGTTATTCTAGGAGTCTTTTGTAATGATAAATCGTAGCCTACCACATCTGTTAAGTTAAACGCAGTTGGTTTTGCTGGGTCTGGTAATACTCCTACATATATTGATTTAAGTATATCTGACTGTGCTCTTAATTCAATCATAAAAGTTTGGGCAAGAGTACCATCAGTATTTTTAACCTGTGACCCATCAGCTTTAATAGTTTCATAAATAATGCTTGGGTTACCTTGATTAACTGCATCAAATATTTCACCAAAGCTAGCAGAGTTTAATCGATTTTGAAATTGTAAATATCCACCATCACTAATAGTATAAGTAGCAGATTTCATATCACCATTTCCTGGTGTTGAAGAAGGTACATTCAGCTGAAAACCGTTTACTGTAAACGAACTAGCCCTGAATGTATTGGAATCTACGACGTCTACAATACCACCAATTTCATATTGATTTCCACCTACCACATCAGGTATTCTAAACTTAATTGATCCATAAGTACCGTCCTCTAATATTCTAATATCATTAACAAAATCTGAAGGTACTCCATTAACATCAGTCTGACCTTTTACTATAAATACGCCATTACTATCTTGTATAGTTTGATTTAATGATATAGCACCAGATAAAGTTGTACTTAAGTAATCATATTCACCGGTGGCCGAATTAAAATTAGGCGCGCAGGTGTTAAGAGTTTTAAATCCACTATTTAATGAATATAAGCTAGTCCTATCTATAATAGATTTAGTCTTATCATTTAAACATTCTACTGCATAGTTAATAGAAATTAACATTACTACAGTTTTCCATTTTTCGTTCTTTATAAATTTAATTTCAAATTCCGGCTTGTTTGGTAAATTAGGAACCATCATAACAGAAAATCTATAATCATTAAATTCACCATTTTGTACATAGGCTAATGATCTTGCATCAAAGTTAGGTTTTTCATTACCCTTTGCTTTTGCTTTTGCTATAACTCTAACACCTCTCAAGAATGTCTGCGAAAAATTCTTTTCATTCCCACCATCAAACCTACCATATCTTAATTGTCTATCAATTTCTACAATTTGACCACCACCAAAATCAAATTTTTGTACAACAAAATAATCATTAAAGTAATTTTTAGTTACATCCTGAAATGTACCAAGTACTAATGATTGCCCAGTAATTATATTAGCTGGTGTGTTATCAACTGGTGAATTAACGCTATAACTCCATGAATTCTCAATTGCATCATTTGTAAAATATTCAGGAAATTGCGATAAGTAATACCATTCATGAGTATATCCACTAGCTTCTTGTGATTTGTCCCATTTAGATGGCGCAAAATTATTTAAACCAAATGCTTCATTTACATCTAATCTATAAGGATGATTTCTTACATCCTTTCCATCGTTAACCCATGCCCATTTATTTATATAAGGTGCAATCCTAGAAATAGCAGCTTGTGATGTTAAAAAGTTTTCTTCTAGTCTAATATACTCACTCTTAACATATTCATCATTAGGATTTTGATCTTCAGCATCATTAAGTAATCCTATAAGATTATAAAAACCACCATTATCATAAAAATTTCTAATTTGTGGATTTTTGCTTACACCTACATAATCGTTTATAGTAAACGGAGGAACTGCGTTGCTTGCGAGTTGATTATATTCAGCTTCTTCAAAAGCCAATTCACCTTCTTTACTATATAATGTACTATAAAAATCAAAATCAAAATCTCTAACTTCAAAAAATGAAAATCTACCAAAAGAAGGTTTATAATCTGAATATAGAGCTACTTGATTAGATCTAGTAATCATAATCTGATTATCATTACATGTAATGATTGCATACTTATTAATATCAGTGTAACCTATAATCCGATCAAACCCATCATATATAGGTTCGTCAGTATAAGGCACCCAATCACCAATAGTTGCGTACCCGCCAGTAGTCTGAACAAAATTACCTTTTTCAAATCTATCTTGATCGCCTAAAGTAACTTTTAGTAAACTATTCTTAGTATCATTTCCACCAACAAACTTTTTAGAAGGATCTGCTAATGATGTTATTGGATATGTTTCTAATTGGTTAAATTGTTCTGGAAATTGAATATCCATTTCAAACCCTATTCTATTAAACCGAGTACCACTAAATCTGGATTTAACATACACTGTTGTGTCATTATATGAAGCGACAAAAAATCTATCATTTTCATTTATACCTTTATTAATAGCTGAAGTTATAGACTGGGCAACTTCTTGTAATGTACCATTAGGATTATAAAAACGCTCAAAGCTTTTACCAACAACTGGAGCCATTGTGCTATCGGCAAAAATTGATCCAGTAAAACCTACACCATCATAGAAAGATATTTTGGAACCTTCTTGTACATTATCTAATACCTTTATATACATTTGTGCAACACCTGCACGATTTATAATACTTGCATTAGCAAAAGTATCAGGTTCTTTATAACCTGTAAATAAAGATATGTCTACTTCAGTATCAAACAATCTTATTTGATCAGTATCCCAAGTAGACCCTTTCTTAATAGTATGAAAATCATCTTCTTTATCTTTTACATAAAAAATAGACTCAACTTCATTAACTCTAGCCGGTGTTGGTACTCCAGTAATAGCTTCTGTTTTTAGTGGGTCTAAGTATAATAAAATACCATTTTCATTAGTTAATTTAAATGGAGTATTTAGATATTGAGAAACTTCATCTACTGTTGTTATTGTAGGTTGTTGAGTTTTTTCTGCTGAAGTTCCTTTAAAAAATGCTTCGCCTGATATATCAAACTGCCCTTCCTCTATATCATTAACATACATACCAAAATATCGATTAATTGAATAATCATCAGCAGTAGGATCATCAAATAAAAATTCTAAGTTTAATAAATTAGCTAAAAGAATACCATTATTTTGAAACCCTTGCGTAAATAAATACTCATCTTGTATAATTGTAGAATCTTTAACAATCATATCTTTATAAGCAAAATTTCCAGCACTTGTAAAACCACCACTCTTATAAGATATACCATTCCATAGAATAGGCTCGTCCTTTCTCCATGTTATATTAAGAGGGACTTCAGGGAAAGTTTCTTGATTTCTATAATTCCTAATATAAGATCCCAGTGCAGTCCCTTCAGTTAAATCAAATGTTTTAATTGCTGTACAATTCTCTAATACATTTTTACTAAACTTTGCTGATGTTTGCGCATCTTGAGTATTAGCATTTTCCGTTTCAGCTCTAAAATTATTAACAGCTGCAGGATTATCTAATCTAAAAATTACAAAGTAATTAGGTATTTGTTCATTTAACCAAAGCGGAGCTAATGTTCCTAAAGACTGTGGGTAGCTTTCGGATGCAATTGATCTAGTTCCTGCACAATAAAACATTTCATATTGATTCCTATAATTAGATAGCACTGCAGTATCTTCATATTCCTGAAATATTTCATATGCAGATTCTAATGGAAATTTTCCAAAATCAAAAAATCTAAAAACATCTTGGTCATAGGTATCAGACCCATTAACTTTAAATGCTTTAAATTTCTGAGAAGAGAGTCTGGTATTTGCGCTAAATGATTCTAAGTAAATATCAGTACCATCTGACACTATCTTAACATTACCTGTTAACTTAGGGTTAGTTCTAACTAAACTGTATGATGCTTTATCGAATAAGTTTTCGGCCATTTATCTTTTACTTTTTTTATATATTCACTAAAAGACATGGATCAATTAAAAGGTAGCTTCCCCAATAAAAGTTTGCCCACCGCTACGGCCACCACCACCTCCGCTTCCGCGGGATACGCTAGTTTGTGTTAGTGTTGGTCTTAATCCTGAAACTACTTTTTCTAAATCATTTAATCCTTTGGTAACGGTTGCTTTAGGGAATACATCTAGTGTTAACCTATCAGATCTATATTTTGCAGAAAATTCAATATCAAATTGAACCACATCAGAATTATTTGGGTATATGTCAAATCCTATTCTTTTCGCATAAGTAAGATTTACAGTAGACCCAGTAGAATCACCGCCAACATTTCCTAAACCACTACCTGAGACAGTTCCAAAATAGTCGGTCATTCTGTATTGATAAACTATTGGTATACTAATTGCATTCTGTTGTCCGAATGATATAATTTCTCGTGATTGAATTGAATCACCATCTACTTGAATATTTAGATGGTTATCAGATGAAATAAACAAATAACTACCGCATGACTGTTTACCTAATGTATATTGGTCAAAACCTTCATATGAGTTTTTAGCATTTCTACTATAACCACCTGTAATATAACCTGCAGCAGTTACATCCCATAAGTTTGCTAATGCAGCAGATGATAATGATGGGCTAGCTTCTAAAGTTTGCCCGCTATCAAATGGCACTACTAATTGTGTAACACCACCACTACCTGTGGCTAAATTATATAAATCAGTAACATTTTCATTTAAATATATCCCTTGTTGTTTTCCATATTTTGTATCTGATGTAATTGGTGCAAATTTAGATTGTCTAAATAATACAGCACCTGTTCCATTACCTGCATTTGAACAATCTATTCCACCAGTTGGGACATTCACAGGTAAAGTGTTAGCATCACCAGTTAAAGCTACATAAGCATCTCTATATGCAGTATAATTAATTAAAAATGGATGAGCAATTGATACTTGAACCACATTATCAGAAGCAGGATACCCAGGGCTAGTAGTTGGCAACCCAGTATCTAAAAATCCACCACCCCATATAAATTCAGTAGTAGGTGAGGCTGCACCTGAATTAGCAGCCGCGCTGTAAAAATTTTCAAGAGTATCTAAATTAAATGTATAATCTGAACTAGAGTTAGTATAACTATAAAAATTACCTTCTGCTGATACATCAGAAAATCTACTATATAAAAATTGATTCTTATTTTGTGATGATTGAAACGGTGGTATAGATACCATTTGTCCATACTGTGTACTAGCAGTAACATCAGGGTTAGTCAATAAAATTGGAGTTAAATCATATTTTCTAATTGTATTATAATCAGTATCGTCTGCCCTAAATGTGGATCTATTATCTGATTGGTTTACAGCACTATTGTCTAGCCATGAATATGTAGCTGGTAAAATAGTAGCACCATTTATTAAATCACCTACATTAATCGCATAAGATGCTGGATTTTCAGATTGCTTTACCATTCTTGATCGGCTACCTGTAATTCTAGCTATTAATTGTAATGCAGTTTGTGAAGTATTTGCAATATTAATAAAATATGTTTTAGATACAACTGCGCCTCTAGGATCATCTAATCCTTTAACTTCTTGGCCATAAAATCCCGCAAAGATTTTTGTTGTTGAATTTCTTCTTAAATTAAAAGTATTACCAGTATCATCGACTAGCGTTGTAGAAATTTCACCTTGTGAATTACTTAATATTTCAGAAAATAAATTTAATTGATTTTGCATTTCTGTTAACTTAGTAAATAAATCAATTGGTGTTTGATTTTCTGATAAAAAACCAGATGCAATTACCGGAGATGAATGAGCAAAGTATGTTTCATTAGCAGTAAAAGAACTGCTTAAGTGAGTAGGCAACCCAATAGATTCTAAATTTTCATTTAATGAAACTAATGCTAAGTCTTCTCGGTTCTGTGCCAATATCGCTTCGATAGCGCTATCCGAACTTAGGTCTGCCGGAAATTCTACTCGTACTGCTGTACTGTATTCACTTTCTAATGGATTAGATGGCCACCCTGCTTCAGAAATAGATTTTACTTCTATTTCTACTTGTTCACCTTTTCTAATTGGAATATCCAATTGATTAATATTTACTGAATCGGCGTTATCATCGTCTAATGCGGCCCACTCATATAATCCTGTTATATTGTTTTTTGTTCTCGGTCTTAATACGCTATCTACAATTACATAGTTAGAAAATGCACCTTGGCTTGTTCCACTGCCATCTGTATATGTAAATTGATTAACTGGATTGGCTGCGCCGTCAGCTGAAAGATATCTATATCTGTATTTAAATTTAATAATATCCTGTACACCAGTTGCAGGTGATGATTTTTCTTCAGGCATTGCCCAAAAACCTCTTACTCTGTACTTAGGGCTTACACTACTTACTGAATTGTCTTTTGAAGATGCATCTATTTCTGTTACTACAGATGAATATAATTTAGCTTGTGAAGCTCGCTCGGTGATTAAACCTTGTAATGCATTTTTGTCTGCATCTCTTTCAACCTCAGTAGTATAATTAGTTGTTTGTATTTTAGTTCTACTTTGAGCAATTGATACATCAAGCTCGGATAATGTAGATTGTATAGTATTCTTTTGATTATTTAAATCTTGTAATTGAACAACTGCATCTGAATTACTAACCTGTCCATTTATCAGTGATACTGTAAAATCATTAGGTGATAACACTGGAGCATTAGGAGTTAAACCTTCTCTGCTTGTTGGCATCTTGTCTTGTGCAAATGATAATAAGTATCTACCAAAATCAACTGCGTTCTGTTGGTAATATTCAGCTAAGGTTTGTGCAGTTCCTGCAGAATTAATAGTTGTTAAATCATTTGTATAAAAACCACTTCCTGGTGACCAATTAACTGCAGGTATTTTTGAATCTGGATCAATAGGTTTAATAAATGTTACACACCTTTCATTAAAGCCTACAGTAACATCTACCTCTACTGAATTACTTAATAAAGATCCTATTTTTAAAACATCAGCCCCAATACTTATTGTCCTAGAACCTTCTTGCAATCTTACTGTAATAGAGTTTGTGCTACTATCAATTTGTGTTACAGTATATCGTGTATCAATTGGTGTTGATACTACTTCTAAACTATCACCTACTTTAAGTTGTACGGTATCAGCAAAATCAGCCTCTGAATCTGTATAAAATATTTTGTTTAATTTATATAATTTTTGAACGGTTGTTTGCTCAACACCATTAACAGTTTCTGTTATACTTTCTTCTCCAATTCTAATTACACTAAAGTTACCAGAAAATCTCTTGTCTCTTGGTGGTAAATCTACAACAGCTTCATCTAATACATAAGCTATATTTTTTTCTACAATTTCCTGTAAAAAATTATTATAATCAATATTAGCATTACCAAGATAATTATTTTCAAAAAAGTTAATTTTACTTTGGCTATTCGTGTCTAAAATATATCTTTGTACAATAGATCTTTCAGTATCAATAGGAGCCTGTCCTGTAATATCAAAAGATACATAAAGTAGCGGATTAATTAATTCTTCAAAAAACCAGTTTGGTTTAATATCAAATTCATTAATAGAATTCAATGAAGTTAAGTCTTGTGCTTCTACTGGTAATTTAGCTAAAACTAATTTTCTAAATGTACCATCTGATAATCTTATAGAACTATCACCATCATTAAAATTAGTAAGAGTATTAATGTTTGTATTTAATCTATCAACCGAATTCTTAAGAAATCCAAAACTTGGTATAGTAATCCTAGAATTTGTTCCATCATTATTCTGAATGTTAACAGTTACAGATTCTCTACTTGATGTAATTGCTTGATTAACTTTCTCAAAGCTCTCCAGTGAATTGTTAAAGAGTCTTAACAATTCTGGTAGCATTGTTTGTATTGAATTATTTTCAGCCATTATCTAGGTTTCAATTTTATTATTTATTTAACACAGTCATATACAAAATTCAGTACACCTTGCTCTGTACAAATCAGATCAATGATTGGAATACTACTTAATTTTGCATTAGGTATAGTTGCAGCTAATTTACCAAAAGATCCTGTGTTAAGTCTACTTGGCGCATCAGTGTATATTTTTATATTTCTTGATCCTATTAATAGGACATTATTAAAAGTTAATCTTACAGTCTGACCAGTTCTCCACTGAACATCCGTATCATCTATATAAATGTCTAAGTCACCATTTGCTTGATTAATCGTATCTAATCTTAGCATATTTGTATAAGTACCTAAATCTACAAATACACTAGGGTTTACTACATTTAAGTTTAGTGGATTAGTAGTTGTGATTTGAACATCATTACTATCTATTGTTACCATTAAATTATAGGCCTGGACATTATTAGAAATATGTATTTGGTTAGGTGTATTTGTATTAACTGTAATTCCTGTACCTTGCCTAACTACCTCTGTATTATATTGTAAAGTAGTAGCAACTTCACCATTTGCCAATGCCTGTATTTCATCAGAGTTTTTAGCAATCAAATCTAGTAATGTAGTACTACTTGCAAATGCAAGAGAGGCATTATCAATTTGCGACTGTAGGTTATTAATCTGAGTTTGCAAAAATGCAGATGTACTAACAGAGTTAAGAGTATTTTCTACAGCAGCTAGTCTTAATTCAATATCAGCTATTTCCAATTGTTGTCTTTGGAATATTTGAGCAGATGCCTGTAGTTGAGCCGATGCATCTGAAAACAATCCCATTGAGAATGTATTATAATCATTTACAATAGTATCAATACCAGCAGTTCCTGGTGATGCATCAAACCTTAGATTAATTTTAAATCCATAACTGTTACCGTTTTGCCCAGTCGTAAGATTAGGTTTATATTTTGGATATCTTTGAATATAACCACCATCTGTTGTGGGTGTTATATTATCTAAGATTAAGATACCGTATAAGTTTGTTTTAGTTTTACTTGAATCACTTAAGTCTACCATGTCATAATAAACTAGGACTGCATTAAATTCAAATGATTCAGCTAAGTCAGTTCCATTAAATTGCGGGATAGTACTTATTGTTGGATCTTGTACAATTTGTTGATAGTCATTAGCATTAAAATCTACACTAATACCATCTAATTCACTTCTTACATAAGCAGAATCATTAAACCCAGGAGGGTTATCATAATCTGCTTTGTATTTTCTGATATTAGCATTAAGAACACTTGTAAATGAATTTGGTTCTGTGAAGTAAGCATCAACGGTATTAGGAGGGGTTGATTCATCCATCCAGTTTGCATTAGGATCAGTATAACCTGCAGGGCCACCACCTTCTAAAGGTTGATCATAATCATACCAAGCTAAAATATCTAAACCTTGCGGGTGTACCGTCGCAGTGTTTCTTCCCATTATATACTCACTTGTACCTTGTATTTTTAATGACGGTTGATAATTCGTATCAGAAATTGAATTAAAGAGGATAGTAGGAGTTCTACCTACCTCTGTCGGTACATTAATATACAATTCAGTATATGCCTCTCCGGCTTTATCTACATTATTTACAATATCAATTTCACCGATATATCTAACTACTCTTCTGTACTGTCGCGTACCTGCAGTCATTTCATCTTCCTCAACAAATCTAGGTTCTGTTATTCCACCTGCTTTTTCTAAAACAGTAGCTTCTCTAAATCTCATTGCCCCAGTTTCTTTAAGCCATTTAAAGAATACTCTTTCAGTAACAGTTAGGTTTGTAGTATTATCATATGTTGAATCACTAATTATAAGTTCTTCTAAATTCAGCGCGTAGTTTTGAAGACTTTCAGTAAAATTAACATTAGGATCACCTTTTAAACCACCGCTCCAAATTGCACCATCTATAGTATCAAACTGCATATAGTTTTGATACTCACTAAATGTAGTTGGATCTAATCTATCCATGTCTGGTAGATTAAGAAGCACAAATTTAGAAAAGACTAATTTAAGCTCATCATTATTGAGAGTTCTAGATAAGTCTTTAGCAGAAGAAGAGAACGTGTAAAATGTTCCCCCATCTGCTTGTGGAGTTCTGATTAAGGGCGTTGTTGCCATGTATAGTTTTTTCTTTAATTAATTATGATATAGTATACCCTGTCCCACCAACGATAAACCAAACAGGAATGTTTGATCCATTGTCAATTGCTAAAAGATGTACACTTTCACCTACTGCATTTAAAGTAATTTTGTCCAATGTACCGGTAGTTACCATATTACCTAAATAACCTGATATTATAACATCACCACTTCCTTCGGTACATATAAAGAATATCTCTTGTCCTATTACTCCACTATATAATGTTATATCTAATGCAGTTGTAATATCTGTATTTCCACACCTATTAATTGTATAAGGTGGAATTGCTGTAGTAGTTCCTACTTCAATAGCCACACCTCCTGCTAAAGTATCATTAAGGGTTGATGGGTTTGTGTCATTTCTAAATACACCACCACCTGTCATATTTAAATTACCAGTCATTTTAACATTCGTAAGAATATCAAAAGTACTAGCATTAATATCAAGTAAAATAGTGCTTAAACCTACTCTTAATGCTTCAGTTGAAAGATTGTTTAAATTAGTGATCGTACCTGCAGTTGGAGCAAAATATACTTCCATTGCATTAATTTCACTAGCAAGAACATTAAAGTTATCATTAATAACTAACCTCGATCCTGATAAAGAATCGGTTCCTAAAATTTCTGTTACGCTGATTGCCATTTTATTATTTGTTTTAAATTTGTTGAGATATTTCTATCTCTTTTATATTTAAGATATTTCTACCTTTTTTATATTTATTCCCATTCGTATCAGTAAGTTCTAATGTTATCATATACTTTCCTGGGTCTTTAAAAAGATATGTTAGATACTTGCTTTCAAAATATATATCAGCTACGGATGAGTTAGTAGTATTAGAGATAGTCCACTTAGGAGCTTCTTTACCAACTATCTTACATTTATCATAGACAAACATAGCCCATGTCATAGGTGGTAACACCTTTCCATCATTTATAAATTTAGCAGTTCCCCAAGTAGGATTACTAGTTATACTTTGGCTAGATTTATAAATTCTACTCAAACAATCTATATTTCCACCAGAAGGATCTACTTCAAATGGTACATAACCTGACGGTGTTGCTGATGTTGCAAAAATAGTGTTTAATACTGTGGTGCTAGGCGCTACTAATAACTTACTTATGTAATCAGTATATAAAGCATGACCTAGTGGGTTATTTACTTGTACGCTTATAGTTCCAGGTACACCTGTATCTAAACCAGTATCAGCAGTCCATTCTGGTGATAAAG